CTAGGTAAAGTGTGAGTTAAAGGCATTTTGTTTTTTAATAGATAGTAATTTCTATCTTTATATTCCCAAGTATCTTTTTTTACTTGAGTCTTTTTTTCTTTTGTTTCCATAATATAATATAATATAATAATTAATAAAGACCCCGCCGAAGCGGGATCTTATTTTTTTAGTTTAAGCTAATGCTTCAATATCTGTAGCAGTAACTTTAGAACTTAACTCTGTTAATGGAGCTGGCCCTGAACAGCCTTCCATTACATCAATAGCTTTTACAACAGTAAAAACATCTGCAGCAGTTAAGTTAGAAGCACCTGATATTTGTACTTCTTTATTAGCCATATATCCTATGACTACTTTGTTCGATGTTAATTTAACTGAACCTACACCATCGGCAGATACTATGTCAAATTCACCACTAGCTTTTGCTAATTTTATATGTCCCATAATTTTTATCTTTTAAATGTTAAACAATAATTAAGCTCCTTTAAATAACACGAAGTTATTAGCAGCTTGAGTTACTAAACATCTTTCAGATAAGAAACTTACAGTCATAGCATCTAGAGTGTCGGTGTATGCACCACCAACTGAACCAGTAATCCAAGACTTCATTCTTCGATCTTCAGTTTCAGAAGCTCTATATCTTACGTGTAAGAAAGGACGTCTGATGTTTGATCCTAACATTTGATCATATACTGTAGTAGTACCAGCTGGTATTAATACACCATCGATTTCTTTGTCAAGACCTCTTAATGAAGCATCATTTAAGTATTTCCAATCAGTTTTATAGAAGTCATAAGAACCTCTTCTAAATCCTGAAAATCCAAAGTTTAATGCCATATCACCATCATTCTCAAATAATCCGAAAGAAGCAGATGCAGTAGAAGCGTAAGCTCCATTAACAGCAGCAATCATATCATCAAAGTCAAGAGCAGTAGCTCTAGACAAGAATAACATATTTTCTTCAATAGCACCTTGCTTATCTAAGTTTTTGAGTATTTCATCAAAATCAGATAAAGCACCTGAACCAGGAGCAGCAGCACCAGCAAAACCAGAGTATACATTACCTCTTGCTTCGATAGCAGCGAATAAACCTTCAGAACCTTGAATATTAGTAGTTAATGCAGCGTTAGAAGCTCCACCATACTGATATTGTACAGCATTACCAGCCTCAGTATAACCATCATTATACATGTTTTCTGCTTCAACCATTGCCATCTCTAACATATCTTCAAATCTAAGTCTTGTTTCAGACTCAGCTTTTAAATACCATAGATAACCTGACTGACCGTCTTCAGTAGCAACTTCAACCCAACCAATTTGAGCAGTATCAGAACCATTAATCTCAAAGTTATCTTTAAGAATCATTGGTCTGTTAGCATACTGTTGAAAAGAAGGTTGAACTGTTCCTTGCATACCAATAGAACCTTTACCAAACTCTGATCCGTAAACAAATACGTTACATCCACCTGCAGTTACTGGTAAAGCGTTAGTAGCTGTACCATAAAACTTAACATTTAACACGTTAAGAGTAGCACCAGAAACAGCTTGTACTAAACCTTTTTGTACGTTTAATCCAGTTGCATTGTCAGAGATTAATACTGTTTGTCCTTGTCTGATAGCACCTCTTCTATCAGCGGCAGCAACAGCAGGCTGTGCAACAGCTAAATCAATAGTAAGTGTAATATCAGCATCAGCTAACCCACCTGGAGCAGCAACAGTACAAGACTTATATGCAATATGTAATCTATTTTGTTCAGACCAAATTACTTGATCTGATGTCATCGGCATCTCTGCGCCGACCATTCTTAGGAAACCACCAATTGTTCTGTTTCCATATCTTTCCACCTCAGCTTCGTAAAGCTCTGGTAAATATTGCTGAGCAAAATTACCTGTACTTCCATCAAACGTTAAGTAGTTTGTGTGAAGAGCTTGTCGAGTTTGAGCTGGAACTAAACTTGCGGGAAAAGACCCACTTGTAGCAAAAGCCATAATTTTTGTTTTTAGTTGTTATTTTTTTGTTTTAAATTTCAACTTAGAACTATCTACACCGCTAATCGCTTTTACTCGCAACCCATTTATAAACATGTCACCATTTGCTTGAGGTCTTACATCTTCACCAATATTTTTTGATTTAGAAGCAACATTTCTTATAGCATCTGCTTTACCTTGTTCATAAAAATGAGCTGCAATTCTATCAGGATTTTGCGCTGTATATAAAGCTTTGTGATAACCTTTGGCATCACCAATCGCACCTTCTTTGTTCAAGAACTTCTGAAACAAACTATTTAAATTTGATTGTTTTTTAGCAATATCACTAGGGTTATTTACATTATATCTAAATGTTTTTTCTCCAACTGAATATTCAAAACCTTTGAAGTCTTCGTTGAATAACTTATTAGAATTATTAATAAATATCTCTCTGTTCTTTGCTCCTTTTTCTTGTTCTTTGTTGTATCTATTGAAAAAGTCCATAGCTTTTTGTTGTTCCGGAGTTGTACCACTAGACCTCAACTTGATTTCTTTGTAGTATTTGCTCTTTGTTTCTTCCAAAAAACCTTTGGCTTTAGCAATTTCTTCTTTATAAGCAAGTTTCTTTTTCTTTATTTCTCGCTCATCGTCCACATCTTCTTCAACTTTAAAATTATCTTCCATTATGAAGCTAATCTCTTCTTGATTTAAATGTGGTTTAGTTCTTTTATAATATTCATTTAGTATAGCATCTTCGTTATACTGTGAATAATCTCTATTTAATCTAGCATAGTCTTCAACAGTACCACCTGTTTCTTCCATAAAGCTTACCAATGCTTCTATATTTTCTGGAAGTTTTTTAGTTGGTGTTTCTTCCTTATGCTCTTGTGAAGTTTCCTGTACGACTTCTTCTTTTTTCTCAACAGTGATTTCTTCTATAGGACTTACTTCTTCTTTTTCTTCTTCGGCAACCGGCTCAATACTTGGTTCGGGTGCTCTTTCCTCCACTTTTTCCACATTTGTGGTTTGTTTATCCTCATCCAAACTTCCTGTGCTTTGCTCTGGAATGGCATCTTCTTCTTGTTTTTCTTCTGGTTTTTTATTCATATCAAGCTTATACACTTGATCATTATCCCTTTTTAATGAAGGCTTTTTTATTTTCAAAGGCAAAGCCTCTTGCTCTTGTTTTGTTGTTGACATAATATAATATAATAGTTAAAAAATACTTATTGCATATTAAATGCACTTAAGTTTAATCCATCAGGATTTTCTGTTTCAGTGAAATTAGTTGGAGGTGTATCGTTTTTTCTCTGACTAATCATTTCACTTTGCTGAGTTCCTGATATTCTTGTTCTTTGATCTTTACGATCTTCAATTTGTTTTTCTTTATCTCTTCTGAAACCTACATCTAACTGAGCTAACTGCATATCATATGTAAACTTAAGTTCCATTTCTTCTTTTCTCATTTGAGACTCTCGTTCAATTTTATTTATATTAAACTGAGATTTAGCTTGTTCTATCTGTACTTGCGTTTCTGCTAGCGCTTGTTGTTTTTGCATTTCAGCTAATGCAGCTTTTTCTGCTGTTTGAGCATTTGCTTGAGCCTGTGCTTGGATATTAGCTTGTGCAGCTTGCTGATCTGCCTGTGCTTTTTTCTTTCTTCTATACTTCAACATTTGATTAGCTAAAGCTAGATTTTTTACATTTCTTATATCTATAGCATCTTCTAATGTTATAGAGTTAGTTTTTAAAGCAATTTGAATATTTTGTTCAAGCTGTTGTTTTTCTTCTTCGTCTGGTTCTAATTGTAAAAATATACCAAAGTCATGTATATTTATTTTAGATAATTGATCTAAAGTACCTACATTATATTCTGATATACTATTTTCTAAAGCTTGTCTAGTTAATGGATATTGTAAAGCATCAGCAACTCTTAGCGATATGTTTTCACAAGTTCTTACTGTTAAAAATAATTGAGCTTGTAGTATGTGTCTAGTAGCTGTATTACTATTAGCAGCTGCTAATTTTTGCAAACCTACTAAAGAATTTTTATCTGGTGTACTACCATCCCTTGCTTCATTAAGCCCGGTTACATCTCTTATCATTTGTAAGTAATATTGATAAGTCTGTATTAAGGTTGATATTTTTGCACTGCCGCTTCCAGTCTGTAACTCTTGTATTGGCACTTTACCTCTATTAGGATCACCTTCTTGAGTTAACGATCTACCTACAATACTACCAGTTTGGAAATACATATTTAAAGCTTCGGCTGGGTTGTACTTTGTACCATTACCTAAATCTACCTCGGCCAATCCATCCATATCTAAAAAAACACCATCAGGAACTGTTCTAGATAGTACTTGTTGTATTTTAAGATGTGTAAGCTGAATCATGTCAGCAAAGCCTGTTATTCTTTTTACTAATGAATTAATTCTACCTTTATATAATCTTGGCGCACATATATTATAATTCATATTAACTTTAACTGTGTCACCAGTAGGTCTAGTCATATTTCTAGCTAGCTTCCACTCTAGCATCATAGGATGCCCTAGTATTTTTGCTCCGCTATATAGCACTTCTATTGATCTAGTTATTACTTCAAAGTTTTCAGTTTCAGGTGGACTAAAAGTGTCAGGTTTTTCTAATACTTTTTCTAATCCAAAAGCGTTTTTCTTTATTTTAAAGACTTGGTCTTGGTAAGTTTTATATTCAAAGTACACTACTTGTACAGTTAAATCGTCATATCTACCGTTCCAGTTTCTTAAATACTCTGGATTACCTGGGTATTTTTGTATTGTTTCTAATTCTTCGTCAGTTAATTGTGGAAACTGCTTTTTAATATCTGGTATAGAAACAGATTTAACTTCTCCTACATAATATAAGTTTTCAAAATTAGGATCATCAGTGTAAGAATATACCATAGCTGCAGGATCTACATAATCTACAGTAACGCCTTCAGCTTGATTAAATGTAGTTTTAACAGCAGCTATACCTAGAACAGTTAAGTCATAAGCTAATCTTCTTCTAGTCAACTCGTATTTATTGTTTTCTAAAATATAATTAATAGCTTCTTCTTCT